AGCTACAGCAGGACTGACAACCAACACCACTGGCTGGCATGCTGACATTGTTGTAGCAGATGACTTGGTAGTCCCTGAGAATGCTTACACAGAGGATGGACGTGAGAGTGTAGCTAAGAAAGCTTCTCAGTTCACTTCTATACGTAATGCTGGTGGCTTTACCATGGCCTGTGGTACACGTTACCACCCAAGAGATATTTACGATACGTGGAAGGAGCAGGCCTTTGATGATTTCAATGATGAAGGAGACTTCATAGGGAAGACTAAGGTTTGGTCTATTCAAGAGTATGTGGTGGAACAAGATGGCATCTTTACATGGCCAAGAGCTGTTAGGGAAGATGGTAAAGCCTTTGGATTTGACCAGAAGACTCTTGCCCGTATCAAGGCAGAGTATGTTGACAGGATACAGTTCTATGCTCAGTACTATAATGACCCAAATGACCCAGGCTCTGAGAGAATTAACAGAGATAAGTTTCAGTACATTAATCCTAGACTTCTTAAAAAGAATGGCTCTAGGTGGAATTACAACGGTCTTAAACTTAATATCTATGCCGCAATAGACTTTGCATTCAGTCTTAAGAACGAGGCTGACTATACAGCTATTGTTGTCATAGGTATAGACTGTGATAAGAACATCTACGTCTTAGACATTGACAGGTTTAAGTCTGACAAGGTCAGTGAATACTTTCAGCACATTAAGGAGCTGCACTCTCAATGGGGCTTTAATAAGCTGAGGGCCGAGGTTACAGTAGCTCAGACAGTTATTGTAAACGGCATCAAGGAGTATTTGAAGAGGGAGGGACTCACCCTGCCTATTGACGAGTTTAGGCCTTCTGCTAAGGAAGGTAGCAAGGAGGAGCGTATCAGAGCTTCTCTAGAGCATCGTTACGACAACTTGCAGATGTGGCACATAGAAGGTGGGTGGACTCCTCAATTAGAGGAAGAGCTAGTCCTAGCTAGGCCACAGCATGATGATATGAAGGATGCCTTAGCCTCAGCAGTAGATATTGCTGTAGCACCTAAGCAGTCTAAGAGGAGTGGCTTAGAAGACATGTTCGGCACTCCAGTAAAGACACATTCACGTTTTGGGGGAATAGCCTTCCGGTGAGACCAACAAACTATATACAAGCTAAAGCCTATCTACAAGACCATGGGCTTTGGTTTAGGAATATGCAATACTACGAAGGGCATTTAATACTTACTACTGCCCAAGAGCATTACGACAAGAGGAAATCAAATGAGCAATAAAGTTGCTGAAATTCAAGCTGCCACTGGTCAAGATGCTGAAGCAGCTTGGGTAGTAGACCTGTGGGAGACTTTCAACAATCAGCGTAGGAGTAAGATGGAGGAATGGAAGGAGCTTAGAGACTACGTCTTTGCTACTGACACTAGCTCAACAACTAACTCCACACTGCCTTGGAAGAACTCCACAACAATCCCCAAGCTATGTCAGATAAGGGACAACCTGTTTGCTAACTATGTCTCAGCACTGTTCCCCAATGACAACTGGATTAAGTGGGAAGCGTATAGTCGAGAGGATGCACATAAGAACAAGTCTAAGTCAATCGAAGGCTATATGTCTAACAAGGTAAGGGAAGGGAAGTTCAGACTAGAGTTTGAGAAGCTCTTGTACGACTATATTGATACAGGTAATGCCTTTGCTACCACTAGCTTTGAATCACGCTACAAGGAGATGGTAGACGGCTCTGTGGTGCCAGATTATGTTGGCCCTACAGTAGAGCGAGTGAGCCCACTAGACATTGTCTTCAACCCTCTGGCCAATAGCTTTGATGACAGCTTCAAGATAGTTAGGAGTGTTAAGACTATAGGTGAGCTGAAGAAGTTAGCCGCTACAGATCCAGACCAGAAGTTCTGGGAGGCTGCTCTAGCACGTAGAGAAGAGATACAGAAGATGTCTGGTGGCTACACCATTGAAGACTTTGACAAGGCTGTGGCTTATCAAGCAGATGGCTTTGGCAATATGTATGAATACTTCATGTCAGACTATGTAGAGATCTTGGAGTTCTTTGGTGACTTCCATGACTCAACTACTGGCGAGCTACGTACAGACCGACTCATCACTATTGTAGACAGATCTTACACTGTAAGAGATGCAGAGATCCCAACATGGTATGGTGGTGCTCCTATTAGACATGTAGGATGGAGATACAGACCAGACAACTTGTGGGCTATGGGGCCGTTAGACAACTTAGTGGGCTTACAGTATAGGCTAGATCACCTAGAGAACCTCAAGGCAGATGCTATGGACTTGACAGTTCACCCACCACTTAAGGTGATTGGTGAAGTTGAGGAGTTTGTATGGGGGCCAGGGGTTGAGATTCAGATAGATGAGAATGGTGACGTACAAGAGCTAGGCAAGAACCTCAACGGCATTATGGCAGCAGCTAGTGAGATGGCAGCTATAGAAGACCGTATGGAGCTGTATGCAGGTGCTCCTCGTGAAGCAGCTGGTATCCGTACACCAGGAGAGAAAACCCTAGGAGAGGTGATGCAGTTGGCTACAGCAGCTGGTCGTATCTTCCAGACTAAGGTGACTAACTTCGAGATAAACCTCCTAGAGCCAATCCTTAATGATATGCTAGAGACTGCTAGACGTAACCTAGACATCACTGATGTTATACGTATAGCTGATACTGAACTTGGTGTGACTGAGTTCTTGAGCATTACCAGAGAGGATATTGTAGCTAATGGGGTGGTTAGGCCTATTGGTGCTAGACACTTCGCTAAGCAGTCTCAGGACTTGCAGAACGTTATGACCATCTTCAACTCTCCTATTGGACAGATGATAATGCCGCATACGTCTTCTAAGAACTTGACAGACTTTGTCAATGACATTACAGGGCTAGAAGGCTATAACATCTTCCAACCTAATGTAGGCATCTTTGAGCAGCAAGAAGTGCAGTCTACTGCTGAGATAGCTCAGGAAGAGGCTCTTATACAGAACACAGCACCAACAGGTGAAATATGAAAACAGTCTGGACTAAAGGGAAGGACAAACAGCTAGAGGAAGACATCAAGTCTTCCTTTAAGTCTTCTGTAGTTGTAAGGGCTAGGCTAGCAGAGATATGCTCTGAGAAGATAGGAGCTGCTATGACCACTCATAAGAACCAGTATGACAGTCCTAGCTGGTGCTATGAGCAGGCAGATGCTATAGGATACAGGAGAGCTTTAGAAGAAATAATTAGCCTTCTTGAAAAATAAAATTAGGAAAAACAGGAAATTTCTAGTATATAGTAGTATACTAATATACATATTATTAATAACTAATCACAGTAGGATACTCACCAAGTATGACAACTGATCAAACAGCTTTTAGCAGTAATACTGCTACGCAGGAGACCCCTGCACAACAAGAACCATCTCAACAATCAGCTTTTACAGACCAGTTAAGCATGATTAAAAATGAGAATGGAGAGCAGAAATATGACAGTGTACCTAAAGCTTTAGATGCTTTAGCTCATTCTCAGCAGTTCATCCCTCAGCTGAAGGGTGAAGTTGCATCTAAGGATGCTGAAATAGCAGCGTTAAGAGAAGAGTTAAGTAAGCGTGAAGCAGTAGGTGATGTTGTAGAAAAGCTCACTGCACAGCAAGCCCAGCCTGAGTCAACCCCTCAAGCTAGTGGACTAAATGAGCAGGACGTGTTAAACCTCGTTCAGAACTTCTCAGTTAAGCAGCAACAACAACAAGCTGCTCAAGTCAATGAGAAGGCAGTTAGTGATGCACTATTCAATCAGTATGGCGATAAGACACAAGAGGTTGTCGCTAGTAAAGCTGCTGAATTAGGCATGACTGTCGAAGCTCTGCAAGGATTGTCTCAGACAAGCCCACAAGCAGCCCTTCAACTCTTTGGGACAGCAGCTCCTAGCCCACAGGCTAAAGCTACTACAGGCTCTATTAACATAGCAGCTCAAGCTCCTAAAGAAACTCTTGATGTTCCTCCTCCAGAGAAATCTCTCTTACGAGGAGCTTCCACTAGAGAACAAACGGACTATCTCAACAAGATTCGTGAGAATGTCTATAAGAAATTTAATGTTGAAAATTGAGGATAAGAAATGATCTTAACTACTTCAAACACTGCTTTTATTGAGCAGGAGATCTACTCAGATTTTATTCTGAAGAACTTGCACGATGGTTTGCTAGGTGAGCAATACTATCGTAACGTTGCAGACTTTGGTTCTGGTGACACTTTAAACATCCCTACTGTTGGTTCTGTAACTATTCAGGAAGGTGCTGAGAACGAAGCATTTGAATATTCACCTATCGACACTGGCCGTATCACTCTAGTAATCTCTGACTATGTTGGTGATGCTTGGTATGTGACTGACGATATGCGTGAAGATGGTACTAACATTGACGCTCTAATGTCAGCTCGTTCAGCAGAGTCTACTCGTGCTGTCCAAGAGAACTTCGAGACTCGCTTCCTAGCTACAGCTGAAGCTGGTCAGACAGATGCTAATGCTAACACTATCAATGGCTTTGCTCACCGTATTGCTTCTTCTGAGACTAACAATGTATTCGCATTGTCTCAGCTAGTAAGTATGCGTCTTGCTTTCGATAAGGCTAACGTTCCTAACCAAGGTCGTGTATTCATTGCAGACCCAGTTGTAGAAGCTACTCTTAACAACTTGGTTAACATCACTACTGACGTAACACCTTTCGCAGAGTCTATCTTGCGTAGTGGTATGTCTTCTGGCATGCGTTTTGTTGGTCAGCTATACGGCTTTGACATCGTCTTGTCTAATCGTCTGCCAACTGGTAACTTTGGTGATGGTACTACATCAGTAACTGGTGGTGTTGCTAACATCGCTATGTGTGTACTAGACGATCAGTGTAAGCCTGTTATGGCAGCATGGAGACGACAGCCACGAGTTGAAGGTGAGCGTAATAAAGATTTGCGCCGTGATGAGTTTGTTGTATCAGCTCGTTGGGGTATTGGTATTCAGCGTGTTGACACTCTAGGTGTTATCATCACTTCAGCGTCTAACATCTAAGGAGAATTATAATGGGTTTTGAAAACAGTGCTTTCCCTCACACAGAGGGTACGGCTTATAACCACTATGGTCAACGCAACGTTGGTGGCCTAGCTGGTTCAGAAGCTCCATCTGCTGGTGCAGAACGTGAAGTGGTTGTTAACTTTGATGGTGATTCTTTGCCAACTAAGATTAAGGTTCCAGCTGGTGCTATTGTGACAGAGATTGTAGATTTCTTCACAGGCACTATTTCAGCAGCAACTGTAGGTGCACAAGACATCTCAGGTGCTAATGGTGCTGTAGCTAACTACGTTACAGTATCTGCTACTGCTGACTTGACTATCTCTGGCCCAACGGCTGGTAATGCAACGGTTAAGTATCTAGTAGGTTAACCTTAAGGGGAGGGGAGAGATTCTCTCCCTTTCTTTTTGTCTGGAGGAAAGATGACAATACAACACAAAGATATACCAGAGGCTCAGCTACATGACGTGAAGGGTGCCTCAACTTCTACTGCTGGACAAATACTAACTTCTAGTGGTGGTGCTTCTACATGGGCTAGTGCCCCGACTGGCCTCACAGTCAACCAAGGGTTTATTGACTATAACGATGCAGCCACAACAACAACCCCAATCACCCTCACAGCCAACACTTGGACAACTATTACAAATGATGGAGCTGGCAGCTTCACCAACAAGACGTATGCCCCAGACTCTATACCAGAGCTAATGGACGAGATAAGTGCCTTTGACTTCTCCGATATGGAACTTGGCACCTCAGTATTAATACGTAATGACTTTTCAGTTACTCCAGATACAAACAATGCGCTACTGGAGCTACGTTATCAACTAGGCTTAGGTGGCTCAGCCTACACGCTAGAAACCATCATAGGCAGACTAGACAGTGGATCAGGCATCCCCTACCGTTTCAGTCTCCGACCAGACTTCATCTACATGGGTGACACCAATACAAAAGACAACCCCGCCTACTTGCAGCTTAGACTTTCTTCTAATGGTTCTGTTGTAAATGCAGGTAGTGTTGTACAGGTGATAGGACGATGATTAAGATCTATAGGGACGATGAAGCAAATGCCATATTTATTGAGAATGCTAATGGGGCACAATTTTTAAATAGCCTACAGGCAACAGTCCCTGATAGCGGTCTTGTAGACATACTAGATTTGGCCAGAGATATTAATGTAGTGTCAGAGACCTCACACACTGAGTTTGTCAGAGAAGATGGTACAGCATACCCTGGGACATCTACTGATGTGTGCAATGCTTTAAACGCAATTTTTCAAACATCAGGTTCATCACAAGGACTTGCTCCAACTATTACTTCTTC